GTTCCGGCTTTAAAGAATGTTGCGTAACGAGCAGAGGCTTGTCCATGGGTAAGATTCTTTGTGTAGTCTTTACCAAGTAAAAAATCAGCCGTTTTTACAAGTCCAGATTGAGATTTTCTTGCCTTATCAACGTTCATGCGGTTAAAAAGATTTTTGTCAGTTGTCATTGCGGCAAGTGGATTGGCCATTTGCCAAGCAACGTCAGCACTTTTTTGACCTTTAATAAAAGATGCAGCCGCGCGAACGATGTTGTCATTTAATGGGTCGGCTTCATACTTTTGCTTAAGTCCCCAAAGTTTTGCTTGCGCATCTGCGCTCATACCACTGGTGGCGCGCAAAAACTCTGCTTTTGTATCTCCGCTTTGTAAAAATTTTAATGTTCCAGCGTCAGCGCCTTTAATGATGTGGCCATTGTCACCAAGTGCCTTACCGCCACCAGAGTACTTTGCCAATGCCGAAATTTCAGATTGTTTTGCTTTTGCAGTTCCTTTAATTGCGGCACTTAGGTTAGCGCCGCCGCTCTTGTAAATTGTCTGTTGTGCTTTAAGGCCGCTTATTTGATTGGAAAGAAAATTTGCTTGTTCGTAATCAGCGTTTGTTGCTGTTCCTTTTGCAATTTTTTCATTAAGAAGATTAAGTTTTGTTTGGTCTACTTTAAGATTTGCAGCAATTGTGCCTAAGTCCTGAAATCCGCCCGTATTAATTTTTGGCGTATTTATCTTTGGTGCGTTTGAACCACCACCGCTAAAAATTCCACCAAAGAAATGACCAATTCCGCTTACTGCTTTTCCAATAACGGGCATAAGCATTGGTGCAAATGCTGACATAAGCATCATTCCCATTGGCCCACCTAGCGCTCCAAGAGCACCGCCGGCCATTTCTCCAAGGCCCATTCCGGCAACTTTAGAAATAACTCCGCCGGCCATTTCTCCAAGGCCCGTTCCGGCAACTTTAGAAATAACTCCGCCACCAAGTTTTGAAAGAAGTCCCTTTTCAGCAACCCCAGCAACATCGCTTTCAGCAGCCTTAACTCCGACGCCAGTCAAGCGATATTTGAGAGATTGCGCAAGTGTTACCTTAGGCGCAGGGGCAGCGTTTTCCGCATATTTATACATGTCAAGGTGCGGTTGCATGTTGGCAATTGCCTTGTTAGCCGCAGCAGGACTTGAATCATATTCGTTAGCATGAAGCCATTTTTGAACTGCGGTTGTGTGAAGTTTGTCGCTACCGTGAAGGTCCATTTGACCCGTGCGATACTCCTGCATCATGAATTTTTCTGCCGCAGTTAACGGCTTAACTCCAACGCCCTGAAGACTTAATTGTGTAAGAGGACCTTGGTATTGCACCATGCTTGCAATACGTTTTTCTTCAATTTTTCTTAAATTATTTTCAGTTTTTAATCTTTGTTTATCGCTTTCAGCAATTGCTTTTGCCATAAACTTATCTTGAGATTTTAATTCTTTTTCTTGTTTTCTAAGTTTTCTAAGTTCTTTTCCAGTTGCGCCGGTGCCACCACCAGAGCCACCTTGTGCAACAGCATCGCCCCTCAGTGCTGCCGTAAGTTGTTCTTGGGCAACAGTTCCCTTTTCTTGAGCAACTGTATTTTGTTGAATGTACTTAAGAAAAAGGTCACCAGATTTGGCGTCAGCCTCACTTCTTTTTGCAAGTGCTAAATCTTTTAATTTTTGATTTTTTCCAACGCCACCAAAGATATCTGAATAGCGACCACCAAAACGCTTGTTACAACGCTCTTCTCTTTTTAGAAGAGACTCTCCACGCATTTCAAGGAAGCCCGTTCCAATTTCTCCTATTTTACGAGTAAGTCCTTTGGCGATAAGGATTCCAGCCAATGCCACAAGAGATGTGAGAACAGGTTTAAATTTTGTAATATTATTAATAAGCCAAGTAAACGCTTTTCCAACGCCCAAAGCGGCCGGAGTAATGGCCTTACCAATAGTAAGGAAGTCAGCCATAATGGCTGTTTTCATTTTTGCAAATTGCACCGCAGGTGTGGCATTGGCAATGGCAACAGACTTAGCAAGTTCTGCTGGCGTCATTCTTCGTTCAATGTTTGATTGAATACCTTGAATTTTTGAAGGGTCGTTAATCAAAGAGAAAATTGAAGCAGCACTTCGTGAACCACCAAAAGCCTTTGTAATAATAAGGTTTTGAAGTGTGTTAAGGAAATCTTGACCACTTACAGACTGACCATTTGGTCCATAAGATGTAGTGCCAAGGTCCTTGGCGGACATGTTTTGAAGGTTTCCCTTTGTCCATGCCGCAATTACGGATTTAGGAATGTTTCCAACACCCCAGTTTTGAAGCAATGCTGTTGCACCGGCCGCACCGGTCATCCCCTTATATTTGCTGTTAAACGCACTTGGGTCAAACTTCATTGTTGCTTCACGTAGGTATTGAGCAACGGTGGATATACCACCCTTTTTTAACATTACGTTAAGGTCACCTGTTTTAATACCAAGCATGGCAAGAGATTTAGCAGCCTGAGCACCAGGTCCGGTCAGCATACTTAAGGCTGTTTTTACATAGGTACCGGCTGTTGAACCAGGCGTACCCTGTGATGTTAAAAGGTCAATGTAGGCACCAACGCTTGAAGCGCCGACACCTTTAGCAGCAGCGGTTGAAAGAACACCGCGACCAAGTGAAGAAATAACGTCAGTCATTCTAACGTCACCAGCACCAGTCATTGCATTAACAAATGCAGAAATCTTTGCCGGGTTAGTTCCAAGTCCGGGCAAGTTGGTGTTTGCAAGAGCACCCATTACACGAGCCATTTGCTCCAGTGGTGCACCGCCGCCAACGCCACCAACCATGGCAAGTTGTGCAACTTGTTGTGTCATTGAAGCAAGCATTGGCATACTTGCACCCATACCATTGCGCATACCAGCCGTTGCTGATGAAACACGGTACATGATGTTTGCAACGTCGTTAAGAGCCGTACCGGTTGACTTGGATGTTTCAATGGCTGCTGATTGCATTTTTCCAAGGTCAGCAAAAGGTCGGCCAGCCTGAGTTACGGAAAGAGTAAGTTGTTTGTTAAAAGACGTATAAGTTTTAATTGCTTCGTAAGCAATTCCACCAACGGCAAAAGCACCCCAAGTAGCAGCCTTAAGAATGGCTGGCGTACCTATGTTGGCCATGCGGTTAAAGTTTTTATACAACCCACCAAAAGATTCTTGACCTGCTTGAACTTTAATGCTGGCAACTTCTGCGGCAATACCAATCTGCTTTTCAGCAGCAGATAGTTCCCTGGCGGATGCTGCTACCTCTTGATTTGAGGCAGCAAGTCTTCCGTTTTCAGTAATAACAATACCCATGCTTTTAAGCAGGGCCTTGTCTTCGTTGTTTAATTCAGCAGTTGCAACAATTACTTTTTTAAACGAATCTATTAAAGCCTTGTTTGTTTCTATTGTGCGAATTTCGGCATCGCTTAAACCGATAATTGTTTCGACAAGTCCCTTAACGGCATCTGAAAAGGCGGTTGTCTCCCCCGCCGCTTCTCTACCGCCAACGGCCGACAGGCCAAGTACAACTTCGTTTGCTGATGCCATAAGGAGTGCCTTTAATAGAAAAAGCCGCTACCCGTTTAGGTAGCGGCTGAATCTGCCGCCTGGTTAGATTTTTGGCGGAATTCGGTGGTTAGAAGATTTTGGTAATAGTTTTGGCGACTTCAAAGCCAATCAACTCAGCGAGGGCTTTGACCTCTTCGACTTTTTCGTCGCTGCCAAGTTGGAGTGCTTTTTCCATCAACGCAATGCTTATTATGTAATCTTCATCGCCCTGGTCTAAAACCCTCAATGGGTCCATGCCAAGATTTATTGCATAGGCCCCTGTTTCAATGTGGGGGTCTTTACGCAGGGCTTCTAAAAACTTTCGTCTGCCTCAGAGTTGGCAATGTTGCTCCACTTAAACAGTTTGTTAGCGGTGTCAATCAAGTCACCTTCTGTTAAAAATAGAGCGGTGCAAACATCTGCGGCGCGAACTGCTTCAATTCCCAATGCTGATGCAAGGTCTGGGTCAAACTTTGTCCAAGTACCCTTTGAGTCATTAGGGCGAAGCGATAATTTGTTGTCGTGGTCGCCATTGAGAACGCCGTAGATTCCTACGCATGAGTCAACAAGCATGTCAGCGTTGGCCAAAAATGACCAGTCATCGCTCTTCTGCTTGCGTCTACGCTCAATAGTGGCATTCAACTTTGTAGCCGATACTGGCTTAAATCGAATAAATAATTCAGGCTCGTCCCAACGAGGTATCTGAATGTCCGTGTACAGTTCGTTAACAATCTGCTCACGGCGTTTTCTCAGTCCGATGAGAGGGGTGTCGCCCTGAATCTCCATTGGAGTCTCAGCGACACTCGCCCCCTCATCAACTGAATCGTCATTATTCCCGTCAATTTTGAAATCAACCATTGTTTCCTCCTATGGTGTTTGTTATTAGTATACTACTTTTTAAACCCTTGTAAAGGATTTAAAGGATTAGTAAGTTCCTGCTGAACCGGTTGTACCTGAGTCACTGACAGTTTCTACAGAAATGTCAACTTCCCACATACGGGTAGCACCGCTCATTGAGTCGGTTCCACCGTCTTTTACGCTAACAAGGCGTCCGGTGTAGGTACGAGTTGCCCCAAAGTTTGCACCTGAGTCATCAAGTGGGTTCATAACAACCTTGCACATGATTCGTCCAACAGCGTTGTGAAGAAGACCAATAAGGTCGTGGTCAACTTGAGTGTTGTATGCCTTGGTTAGTGTAACGTCTGAGTAGGATGGAAGCGAAAGGTATGTAACCTCTGTTGCCATTCCGCCGGGACGGTGCTTATTAGCAGGCGCGGTTGAGTCTCCACCAGCAAACTTGTCAAATAAAATTGACGATGTTGTTGATGAAAGCGTTCCAACAGTGTTTAGAAAAGAAAGTTCTACTCTCCACTGTTGTTCTGAACCGTAATAGTGTGTGTTAGCATCAGCCATTTTAAATTTCTCCTAGATTTCTATTTGATTAAGGTAGTGGCGCGTTAGAGGCGTACTTTGTAACGTTAATGGTTACAAATTCACCAAACGGCGACATTTTTAGATTAACAGAGGCATTAATTTGACCTGCTGCAATTGTTGCAGGTGAGTTAACCTGCGGTCCTGTGTTGATGGAGTAAGCATCGCTTGCGCTAACTCCGTAAAGGCTCTTGCGAACCCAGTAGTTAGCACAGACACCAGCCAACGCTCCGGCAAATGCACCGAAGATTTGTCCGCGTCCATCAATTTCTTGGAACTGGAATCCTTCTGCAACAAGGTCAAAGTCGTAAGTAAGTTGCATGCGGAAACGAACGTTGTTGAGGTATACCCAGTTAGCGTCGAATGCACATGAACGGAATCCGTAGATTGCAAGTGTGTTAACGTTTGGTACGTTACGAATAACGTTTACTCCAGCAGAGTTTAGTGTTCCGCGGTCTGTTGCACCGTATGATTGTGTTACGTTAATTGCGTAAACAGAAGCACCACGAGCAAGACCAGCAGCAGGAATGTTTGCGTCATTTGCAAGGTCATTCTTAGCCATCTTTGCTGCTGCAAGAGCAGAAGGGGCTACAATGCGGTTAAATGCTATTCCTGAGCCCTGTGAAGGGTTGGTGTTAACCAAACCTGGAACAACGAGCCAAGGGGCAAACATCGAAGCGTATGAGGCGTCAACTGCTGCTGCTTGAACTCCTGCTGCGGCAGCAGTTAGTGTGGCTGCTGTTGCTGAGTTTGGAGCGTCAAGAACGGCAACGCGGTTGTTTGCAAGTGCGTGGTTAGCAAGTTTTCCGTAAACGGTGCTGCTTGTGTTTCCTGGGTAGGAAACTTGACCAGGACCGTAAAGGTCTGTAAGTACAGCAAGTGCTGCATCTGTGTCACCATCTGCAACAGCAGTGTCGGTTCCACCGGTCATGTAAATAGCAGCGCTTGAACCTGCGGCTGGAAGGATGCTTGAACCTGAGATTGATGAAGCAACGCACATTGAGTTGTAAGCAGGAAGTGAATTTACCCAGTTAATTACGTCAGTGTCGGTTGCAAGTCCACCAGCAGTTGCAAGAATGTTTCCGTTGTATGTGATTACAGCAGTGTAAAGAGTTCCCCCACCAACGGTTGCACCGGTGATAGTAAGAATTAGTCCGCTAGCGTCTGAGTCACTTGAGTTAGCCCAAGTTCCCTTACCCTTTGCAGTAAGAAGAATCTTACCACCCGTGGTAGTTGAAGTTGCGGCAACACCAGTTGATGTTGGTTGAACGCGTGATACAAAAGCGTTTACTCCACCTTCACGGAAGAACACGTCAAGTGCATCGTAAAGAAGTGTGCTGTCTACGTTTGTTAGTGTGTAGCGACCAGTTACCTGACCATTTACAACGCTTCCAAAATAAGTATTAAAATCGGCCATTGAATTAATTGGCACTGCGACGCCTGCTGGTCCTGCTGCAACACCCAAGGCAAACCATGTGCCTGTTGGTGAGTTGGTAGCAGAAGAAGAGGCTGCGGCAGTAACATTAATTGTTACGCCTGGGGCTTGATTAGCCATTAGAGTTCTCCTGTGAGATTAGAAGGTTCAGTTTCCTGAGCCTTTGAGTTCTTATTTACTACGTTTTTCTTAACCTCTTCCCTTGGCTCGTTTTCACGAACTTCAGAAACAACGGTCAATAGGTTTTCTGAGATAAGCCTCTCAATTAATGGGCTGTCGTTTACGGAGTATTGCTCTCCTTGCGACATTGGTTGACCCGCGTCATCAAAAATAACGTGGCTCGATTGTACTAAAACATTTTTTTTGCTCATATTTGTTCCTTTTGAACTTCAATGTTGGCGATTTCAACAACCTGTGTAGGTGTTGCTGGTTCGGTTGATGGGTACGTAATTGCACCGGGCGGAGCAAACTCCGGCTTGGGAACTCCACCATACATATTCATGGCGTTTCCAACTACAACAACAAAGCGAACGTGAGCAATGCCGGTCGTACGACCGCTACTGTGTTCGCCTTCCAAGTATTCTTCGCCTTCCCAGAGTGTCGTTTCAGCGAAACCACCAAGACCGCGATTTTGGATAATACAGGCACGAACACAGGCCGCATAGGCTTGGGTCAGTGCTTCTGTCTCCTGCCAATCTTTGGTACCGTAGACAAAAACCATTGCCTCAAGGTTCCAGTTGACACGAATGTTTGATTGATACACTTCTGGTGTACTTGCCGTTGAAGGCACGCTTAGAAGGACTGCGGCAGTTGCGTTGCGAGGAAGTGTCCTGTATTCAGGACGGTGCCTGTATTCAAAAGGCGCAACCAAAACTTCACTACCAAGTTTTCTATTAAACTCAGCAATGTAAGAAGGAAGCCATTTTTCAAGAGTATTGTATGCCGCTTCTTGTACGGAGTTTCCACCGTAAATGGGACCATAAGGGTCAGTAGTGTAAGACAGATTCCAATCTGTCCACCAATCACGTTGTGCCATTAGCGGTTCCTCGAGCCTTCAATAGCGTATTTATCTTTCATGCTAAGAGAACCAAAACCGCTTGAACCATAAAGAGTTTTTTCAACAATTGATTGCGGTGCTTTTCTTGAAATAGCACTTTCTTTTTTTGCAGCAGCAACTTCTTTTGTTTGTTTATTAAGTTCTTTTCTTGTGTTTTTTAAAAATGTCTGTGTAGAGCCAGCGCGCTTTTCAGCCGCTTTAGCACTGCGTTGAACTCTAAGTTCGTGAGAACGTGCCTGCACTTCAACTTTTGATTTAACAGAACTGTTAGAAGGAATCTTAAGATTCTTTTCTTGGGCTTTGCTTCCCTTGCCTTCCATTACATAAAATTGAAGAATCTTTGCTGCTATTTCAACAAATTGTGGTGTAATGGTTACAAATTCTCGTAAAGGTCTGTTCTTCCCGATTTGGTGAAAAACACCATAGTTTTCGTGCTTAGGATTATATTGTGCGTCTACTTTAGAAACGTCAATATATATTGAAAGACTTTTTGTACCAAAGTAATCAACCGAAGGAGTTGATGCTGCTCTGGCAAGAAAACCTCTGTTAAGTAGAGGTTGGTCCATGGGGTTTCCACCCTCGCGCGCTCTACGTTCTATCGTATATGGAGAAAGTGCTTTCCATTCTTGGTTGATACCAAACTCTGGAGCACGACCACGATTCATAAAGCGTTGCTTTTCCATTAAAGCAAACTCTCCAGCAACTTTAGCAAGTGCTGGTTGAGGGTCTTGTAGACGCGCGCTTATCAATTCTAAACGATAAATCATTGCGTCGGCGGAAGAAAGCGCCTTTTTAATTCCTACGCGTGGAGCAGCCATTAGCCACGAATCCACGGAGCAATTATGTTATCTATTTGTTGGTCAATTTGGTCTAGGTTCATCTCTCGACGAGTCTGAGGTTCAAACTCAAGAATAATAAACTTGGCTGCTTGGAATAAGCAGGCGCGACGAAGTGAGGGTGGAACACCTATTGTGTAACCACCATCATAAACAACTTTGATACGTGAGCCTTCTGGGGCAAAGGTACCAAGGCGAATCCAAACGTGACCGTCTGTTACATCTGGACCACGAACACCGCCATGAGCAAAGTCAATTGGCTGAAAATCTCCGTAGGTACGATATAGGGTCATGGACTGTACGTTGTACGTCCATAGTTCCGGGTAAACCGGAGCGAATTGGTCAAGCCAAAAGTGACGCACAAGTGTCGAAGCACCGAGCGCAATGGCTTGTGACATACCAAGTGAACCATAAATGTCCATAGGCATGTCAGCGTTATTCCCGTATTCAACGGGGTCAATACCAAACAGGCGTTCTTCAAAGATGTGGCCCGTAAACGGAGCCAGACGACGACCTGTGCGGTCTTCTAAGTGAGAGGTTGCTTCTACCAACAGGTCCGCAAGGGTTGTTGGTTCAATGTCAACTACTAACTCAGGATAGCGCTTTGAAAGGTCGGCAACACTGGCAAGTGCAACGGGGTCGTTATATTGTGACCCGTTTTTTGCCATGTTAACTATTCCTTTGTACGGCGCTTAGTTGGTGATGCTGCATCAAGAGCCTCTGAAACATCTGTTGAGGTAATTTCCTCTTTGGCTGCCTTTGCAGGTGCCTTTTTTGGAATAACTTTTTCAACTTCTGCTTCTACCTTCTTGATTTCTTCTTCTACTTTTTTTACTTCTTTTTGAACAATATAGAAAAGTTCGCCAGGAATTGAAAGAAGTGCGTGGGCCAAGCGTGGTGGAACCTCAATGGCTCCAGCGTCACCGGCCTTCTCCCAAGAGAAGCCTTCTGTGCCGCCTGGTTCATTTGCTGCTAGTAATACCATGGTAAATCCTTTCAAAGATAAATCCAGCGCGGCGGGTAGGGGAGGAACGAGGGAACCTACCCGCCACACTGAAATTAGTTTTCCTAATTAGTCAACAATAAACGTTGGACTGTAAGAACTGTTAGTAGGTGTAATACCGTTACCAGCAGTCTTGTCCAAGGCCGAAGCCACGTTTGCAAGACGACCAATGTACTTAGGCGCACGAACAGCAAGCGTGGTGTCCGCAACGAATGCGAATGGCAGGCTGTCAGGCGATGCAGTAGTTGGGTAAACGTTAACCGGCTGCATTTCACGTACGTGTGGACGTACAATGTAGTTAGGGTCACGAGACATTAGGAAGATGCTTTGCTCACCAGCAGAGGTTAGTGGGTGCAGGTTGGCGTTTCCGTACGAGTAAGTAGCGGTTGGCGCAGCCTGAACGTGTGAACCATTGTAAGCAACAAGTGTAGTTCCGTTGTCAACAATCTTGGTAGTTGCGTAAGCAGCACCAGTGTTGTCAAGGAAGTTTGCGTCCACGATACCGAGCAGATTGAAGTCTGTGTTGGTAGGTGTAGAACCCCCAGCGCGGTATACCTTGTAGTGAGTTGGCTGTGCACCCTCTGGACCTGTTGGGGTCGAGAATGTAAGCGTGCAAGCAGTGCTTGAAGGTGACAACTTAGCAGTCTTTGCAGCCTGGATTTCACCGTAACGGGCGATAACAGGAGCAACTGCGTATGTGTAGTCAGCGTTCAATGAACCTGTACCAGAAGCGGCACCAGTTACAGTTGACATAGCGTTTGTGCGTGGTGACAAGAATGAAGTCTTGACAATTGGCACACCACGGTATGTAGGAACAATCAAACCTGCTGCAATTTCAGTCTGGTCAATGAAGCGTTGTTGGTTAACAAGCAACTGTGAAAGACGGCTATTTGCATTAGGTGACATGAGGAACATCCACTCAGAGTTCTCAACTGGCTCAGCAACGTTGCTTTCAACAAGGTCAATGAGAAGGTCAAGTCCACCAAGAGTAAGTGATGAGCCACCAAAGTCGATTGCGTTTTGGTCAACACCATCAACCCAAGGGTTGAATCCTGGAGCGCCCCAAGTAGAAGCACCACCGTAGTTGTCAATTGCACCGCCACCGATACCAGCAGAAGGTCCGCCAGTAGATGCTGATGAGAATGACGAGCAAATTACGTCAAGTCCATCAAATTGTGGGTAAGGACCGTTAATTGTAGGTGCTTCTGCACCCCAAATTAGCGAGTTCTCAATGTCCCAGTAAAGGCCACGAGCAGCACCCTCGATTTCGCGAGCACGAAGGTCGCCAATCAAGTCTGCTGTTACAGCCTGTGAGTAACCAGTTACAGCACCGACACTTTGTAGCAAGCGAATTTGGAAATTCTCTTGTGCGTAGTTAGATGTTGAAACGGGACGTGCACCGCCGTCAGTGACGAATCCGCCCTGAGGAAGCGTTGTACGCTTGTTGAAGTAGTAAACTGTTGAGCCCCACTTGACTGTAGGTAGTGCACGAACGAGCGGCGCGTAGCGGCGCTGGTATTCGAGCAATACTGGGTCAATCTGCTTCTGAACTAGTGCAGCAGCACCAGCAGCAGTTAAGGCCTCTTCCAAATCGTTAGCCATGGCTAATTCTCCTTATATATTTTTGGATAGGGGTTAATTTATTAATTGCTTAGAAGCCGCGGTCGGCTTGAGCAAACTTTGCTGCGAAGAATGGAGTAGAACCCCATGCTTCATTCTGAACCTTACGGAAGGCAGAAGAGTTCATCTCTGCCAACTGACGTGGGTCCAGTTCCTCCGACTCTGACAAGTCAGAGGCGTCGTTTCCTGTTGAGGTGCTGGTGAGGCCCTTGCGGTAAACAGAGTTTCCGCTACGGTAGTTCTCAACTGCATTTTTCTTGGCTTCGGCTACTGCTTCAGTTGCGGCCTTAGCGGCTGCTTCTGAAACCATTGCTTGTACCTGCTCAAAGGTAAAGGTTGTTTCTTTCACGGTATTCTCCTGTGATTGGATAGATTCTTCGGTTGCAACTTCTTCTGCTGCGGCTTCTTCTTCGGCGGCAGGTGCTTCATCAGCAACTACTTCCTCTTCTTCGGCTACAACTTCAGGAGTAACTTCCTCGGTTGTGTTTTCAACAGGCTTTTGCGCAGAGACAATCATCTCAGCAAGAGCCTTAAGGTCTGCGTCGCTCAGCGTACGGATAGCAGCGGTTTCAAGCGTTGCCTCTTCAGCCGGAGTTTCCTCAGTTGTGTTTTCGTCGGACACTTCTGTCTCCATTTCTTGAGTTGGGGCATTGTCGCTTGACTCTGCCTGTGGTACGGGGTCCCCACAAGTGGGGCAATACATGGCATCCTGTGGACTTGTAGTTCCACAGTTACCACAGCCGAGAGCATTGGCCGTCATTGAAGTTGGCAATGGCTCTCCACACATGTGACAATGGATTGCGTCTTCGTGGCACTCAGTTCCGCAAGAAGAGCATTGTGCTCCTGCGCCTGGTGTGGTGGACATTAAAGCCCCTCCACACATGTGACAGAACTCTGCTCCCGCAGGGCAGTCTGGAGCACCGCAGTGCTCGCATTCCATGTTGTTGTCGTCGTTCATCATAGTTTCATCCTCTGGCCCCATGCCGCCAGCATCGCCGGTTGCATCTACCTGTGACCAGTCAGGCTTAGATAGGTAAATGTCACCATCGTCATCTGGGTCAATTGCGTGCATAGCAGCAATGGCACCAAAAGCAATACGGTTGGCAACAAGTCTCAGTTTGTGAGGGTCATTTGTTTGACCCGTAACGTTAATGGTGTCGTAGTCATTAACGAGAGAAATAGAAGCATAGGCTTCTAGAATTTCGTGAAAATCAGAAGCAAGTTGTTCTTGCTCACTAACAATGTTTACGCCATATTTTTTTGCCGCAGATTTAATGCGCGATTTAATTCGTGCAAGTTGTGCAGATGTGTAAAAACCTGAATTCTTAGGCTGGTTAATGTATGACCAAGCAGAGCGAACGTGTCCGGCTCCGTTAATTGGGTAACGCTTAACCTTGTCTTTTTGATAACCAGGGTCAGCGTAGGCAACATCACCGTAAGGCTTAGATGCGTCTTTTTCAAAAATCTTGTTTACAGCGTCTTCTACTGCTTCTTCCACCGCGTCACGAATAGCGTCTGCTGCTTCGTGGGCAACCAATTCTTCGTTTCGAGAAACAACTTCTACAGTTTCAACTGATTCAAAAATTGCAAGTTTGTTGTGTGACTCTGAAAGAGAAGCGTATTGAATTTCCGCACCTTCAACGCCAGGGCTGTTGGTAAAGTCAATTCCGTGAATAGCAAGGTCATCAGCAGTTGTTGCTTCTTGACCATCAGTGTGTGTTATTGACTGTGGTTCCCCACGCCATTCTCCACGAATAGAAACGCCTTTAATAAACTTTCCTGCGGCAAGGTTTGCAACGTCACGGCCATGAGCGGTGTTTGCAATTTCTGCTTCAAATTGAGCAGAGCCATCAGCAAGAAGTTTTACGTCTGTAATGCGACCAACCGTTGAAGTTGCATCGTCTTGAAAAGCCGCAGCGTGACTAGTAGCCATGTTAAGAGGCATCCCATCACCAGAGGTGATTTGTTGCCTCATACGCTCTACAGCCTTTGCAATGTTTCCGCGTGTGTAAAGACGACGGTTCTTTGAAAGACCTGGCTTTAGAAAAATACCACGAATAGTGGCTGCCTTAGTTGAGGCCATTTCTAAATCTCCTATAAATAATTATCTTGAGGTGTAACGGTTACCATGATGTTTCCATCTTTTGATACCCTTAAAACGGTGAGCGCGCTTGTAAAGACGTTTTTTAAATCCGTGTTTTCTAGCAGCGCCCCAAGAAGTTCTTCCGTAATATCTTCCGGGACTAACCTCTGAACGAAATTTGTGAAATTTACCAGTAATGTTTGGTTTCTTTTGTCTTGCTATCTTTTTGTAACCCATGTAACGAACACCAAGAGTGCGGTGTTTTAAAAGCGCAATATCGCGCATGTTATACATCTTGATTACACCAGATGTACCACGGCTTTTCATTGTTGAAATACGAAGACCGTGATATGTTGCTGACTTTGTGTGACGACTTTGTCCTCTTGCCAAACGAGCCTTTTGAAGGTTTGCTCGTTCTGCTGCCAACTGTGCCGCTGTTTGAGAACCAGTTGGGTATTTTTTGTGCAGCACATAAGCACCAGCACGACCCAAATAGTTAGCCATTAGCCAACTTCTTTACTAACTAGAACAGCCGCTTTTTGAGCAGTCATTCCTTTGTAAGAAATAAATTTAAAAATAGGCTTTGTTTGGTCTGCTTGCGGAAAGGTGTCTGCGTCAGCAATTCCACCTTCAATGTAAGCATTTGGTTCGTTATTGCTCATCTTCTAAAGACTCCGATACGGACTCGGTTCCCTTTGGTGAGACCAGGGCATCAATTTTACCTGGTGCTTGACCAGGCTTTTTTACGCCACTTGACTTTTTGTTTGCCTTGTCTTTTGGCGACGTTGTTGTGGTTCCACTTACTTTTGAACCAGGATTAGTGGTTGGAGCAACTGGAGCGTTCATTGTTTGACCCTGCATTTGAACAACTTGAAGATTTGCCTTAGACAAGTCAGCAAGGTCTGCCCACAGAACCATGTTCTGACGGTCAACAAGAATCGGGTCATCTCCACCAGGAATAGGTGGTTCGCCAATGTCTGCACGAGCGCGGTTAACGGTCCATGTACCATTGCGAATACGTTGGTCACGAATCATTTCAATAACTTCGTCATCTCGCCAGTCAACCACGCCGAACTTAATGTTCCAGTCTGTGATTCCGTATGCTTGATACATTAAAGCAAATGAAAATTTTTCAAGAATAAGTTCTTGAATAGGTCCGACGGTATTAACGCGGAAAGTTTTGTCCTGCTGGGTGCCGGTTCCTCCTCCAAGGTTCCCGGCTTCGATGACACCGACCTTTGAAGGTGGCACACCATACCCAGACAAGATTTCGTCGCGACGTTGTTGAAGAGTATTTAACCAGTTTGAAATCTGGTTTGTACCCATTTCATGCACGATGGCACCACCCTTGGTTTCAAAGAGGTTACCGATGTTTCGTGCGCCAAGGTTGCGAATAGCGTATTGTTGTTGAAGGCGCTTCATTTCCGATTCAGGAAGAGCAAGCGGCCAGTCAACGTGAGCGCGTAGTGGGTCACCGCGCTTCATGGTTTCCTTAACCAGAGCAGCAGTAAACAGCCAAGAGGTGATGGGCAGAATATTCTTCTGCGTTGGAGATACACCGTAAAGCGTGTCTCCTGGTGCGTCAAACTTGACGTGAATTACTTCATTTGGCTTAAAGCGAGCCTCACGGTTTGTAGGGGTCTTTTGATAATAGCCCCTAATAACACCGTGTTCGTCAGCGATTACAGCCATTGTTGTTGGGTCAAGAGGGTAAAGAGCAACTGGCTCTCCCATTGTCCAAACAACTTCAACAAAAGCGTCACCAAAAATAAGAAGGTCAGTAACAACTTTACGCATCAACTGACGAATGTCTTCGCTAGGGTTTACGTATTTTAAAAGTTGTTGAACTTTTCTTACTTCGTTTGGCGCTTCTGGTATGTCTGGTGTTCCATAAGCGTCGTTTTCATAAACGACTTCAAGTCCACCGGCAGTTGCAGTGCGAGCAATTGTGTCAATTGCAGCCGAAGACCAAGGGCAAGCAAGGTATGCCTGCAATAGTTGTTGCATAAATGTTGCACGGTCAAGCGTTCCTGCGGTTACATTTTCACCAGGATTGACTTCTGTTGAACCACCAATAGGAACACCGGTTGCATAACCAGCGCGTCGTGGTCCACTTTTTGGACGGGCTTCAACAATTTCGTCGTTGAATACACCCGCCTCTTCAAGTCCCCTTCTAAAAGATGTAATAGCCATTGGTTATCTTTCTTTAAAAGGGACTAAGCCCTAAGTCTCCAACAAACATACCACCAAAGTTTGGTTGTTGTTGTGGAGCGGCATCGTCTTCTTGAACGATAACCATTGTGTCTGGAACTCCAGTTCTAAAACTTGGTTGTTCGTCGTAAATAATTGGTCGTGCGTATGTTCCAATTGCCATGCAAGCATAGCGAAGGGCATCAGCAATGTGGTCATCAACGTTGCGAGTTACTGCGTCGTCAATTTTGTTTGAGTCTCGTGGTAGCGCGGGAATTTGTTCAATGAACAATGGGCACTTGTCTTCAAAAACATGAAGCATTGGGCACATCTTTTTTCCCTGCGCCCTGTGTTGTTCACACGCAGGCCCATCATTCAAGAATTGATGGACTCTTGCCCATCCTTGAATTCTGTCGTTTTGAGCGGGTGCAATTCCACAACCCTCTAATCCATAAAGGTCAGCAATTGACATTGCTGTTCCTCGCCTACCCCACATAGAGGGGTCAGCAACTCGGATAACGTCGCCGTCACCGTGCGCTTTTTCTGCGGCAAGAATAAGGTTTGCTTGGTCTCCACCATCAAGTTGTGTTGCTTGAATTTCACGATAAACGTATACTCGATTATCGTTATCAACTGCCATCCACACGCAGGCAAAAGGCTCTGCGTATCCCCAGTCTATTCCGGCATAACGTTGCCAAGAATTGGGTATTTCAAATGACTGAACAACGTGTTTGGAATACTGCCATTGTTCAAAGAATTGCCCGACCATTGCATCCCAGTCGCCATCTCGCATTGCTGCTCGGCGCTGTGGGTCGGGAATGGAGTTAAGAACTGCGTCGTACCCTTCATTAATATGAGGGTTGTCGGTTGCCTTGGCTGGAATGTAGGCAACCTGACGTGACAGGTTTGTTCCTTCAATTAACTCCCGGTGACGCTTCTTCCCACGCTGAGTGGGATTAATGAAGCGGTCTTTGAGATATTTGTGGCCAGGTCCTCCAGGGTTGGAAGCCAGGCGCAATCCAATTACGGGAACAAGTTTGTTACCCGAACGAAGACGTTCTTCAATGTGCTGAACAACTGCGGGCACCATAAGAGATGCTTCGTCAATGTAAAAAGCCTGATACTCACCACCGAGAATACGGGATGCGTCAACAAGGTTTTCTGCGTATGTAAAGTTGATAACGGAACCGTTAGCAAATTTGAGAATTTTATTAGTGGTGTTCCATTTTGCACCAAGTGCTTTTGCATAATCC